GCTGAGGCGCAAGCTCTTCGATTACCGACGGGCGGCGCGACCCGTTGTCGGCGCGGCGCGGATGCGCGTAGCCGTCGGGAATCTCAGCGGTCGACTTCGGCTCGACGCGGATTCCATTGCGGCCAATTGGAACAACCACCAGACCGTCGGTCTCATTCACAAATCGCATACGCTTCTCCTGTGGTTGATACAATCATGTCTAATTTACAGTGACTTCGGAACACCGGATACGGTGCAAACAGCAGACGTGTTAGAAGCAAAATCAGACGGAGTAGCAACTCGAACCCACGACGCGCAGTTCATCGGAGCCGTTGCATCAGTGCTCATATTTTTCAGTCCACCGGTGTCTAGAGTCAGGGCTGCCCCAATAGAGAACCAGGTCTGCTTGTCGATAGACCCCTGAAACTGGATCGTCGCGTCGAAACTACCACCAGCAGCTAGCACAACCGTAGCAGGTTCAAGATCACCAACGTAAACCGCAGCCCCAGGAGCCGATGTCCCAGTAGCAAACGGCATATTCCGGACTACGTTTTCTTTGGATGCCATGTTATCTCCGTGCGGGGACTGCCGCCTTTAGGCGACAGAGGAAGCGCGTCCCCTTCTTCCTCTTGACTTAGTTTCTGGCGGCGAGGAACATCCTCGCTCGCGCGCTCCTGGCCCGGATGGGGCCAGTGGGACATAACGACGCTGATGTCAGGCATCGTGTCCCAAGAAGCTGTCTGCTTTAGCTGACAGAGTCATCACGTTGGTATCCTTCCTTTACGCCGACACGAGGTCGACGAGCATCGCGCATGAATTCGGACGGCGCACCTGGAGCTGAGGATAGATGATCAATTCGAACGTGTAATTGTCGCCGACAATCGCCAGCGGCAGAAGACGAGCCGTGAGTGACGTGGTGCCAGCGCCCATCTGAGTCTCAGGCGTGCCGGTCAACTTCATCGTGGCCGATTTACCGATCGCACCGGGCTGACCAGCATCCGCCAGGTAATCAGGGAGCTGCTGAATTCGAACGTGATTCGTATTCAGGAACAGCATCTGACCAGCCGTCGCGTCCTTGTCCTGCACGACGGGGATCCCGTCGAACTCAAGCGCCTTGAATCCACCATCAAGCGTGTACTTCCCCCCAGCAGTTGTCATCTCGGTCATGTACCGGCGCTGCTCACCGAACAGCATACCGTAGCGTGCGAACTGGATCGGATCGCAGATGATCAGATCGGGGAATTCGCCGCTCGCAGTATAGATCGCGCGGATGGTATCACGCATCAGCTGGAAGCTGACCGGACGCGCACTACCACCGTTCGCCAGTTCGTTCCCCTGGAACAACGTCACCGAACTCTTGTCGACGCCAGCGTAGGTGCCAGAAGCCTTCAGCGCGCCGTTCGTCGCGTCGACGAGACCAGCAATGTGATTGCTCGCGCCGGTGCCGAGATACCATTCCTGGTTCAGGTTCTTCGCCAGTCGAGTGACGCAATCCATCAGCTTCTCGCCGAAAAGATCAGCGAGAGCAGCCGGATTGCCAGTTGCGCGCGCCGCATTCAGCGCGAGACCGCTGATCCCGAACGCGTCATAATAGTTCGTGAACGACAGCGTCGCCTTCGTCAGCGCGTCGTCGCTGAAGGTCGACACGGTAGCGCCTTCTGCAATCATCGATGAACCGTGAGCGACCGAACCGTCAGTCCCCTTGATGTCCCAGTTGATGTTCTGGGAGCTGCCCTGCACGACGGGCAGCATTTTAGTAAGAACCACGGCGCGGTTCCACTGCGCAGCGAGCTGGTCTTCGAACAGCGTCGCCAATGCGGACGTGATGTCCGAGAGGGCAATTGAGGACATTGAGCTTCTCCGTTTTTTTTACTTTGATTGACGCCGATACGCCGCGTCAGGCGTGCAGTCCGAATGGACTGTGCAGCTGCGCATTATGCGAGCCGTGATATTACTACTTGTTGCTACCAAGCACGAATGCGGCGAGAGTCCGCTGAGCCTCGCGCTTCGCTTCTTCTTTCGACATTTGCGCGCCACTACCGCGTGGAGCGCCACCGCGGATGACTGTACCAGAACCGTCTCCACCACCGCGGGGCGGGAGATAGTGCTTCCCTTCGTCGGTGTTGAGCCACTCCTTGATCCCAGCAGTATATGCAATCTCGTCGTCACCAAAATCCTTGGCGAGGACAACGACTAGATCACCAGCTGCATTGCGGCGCACGCGGCCCTGATCTTTCATCAAAGCGTAGGCTCCATTCGCGTTCATCGATCCTGCAGCAGTGAGAGCAGAGATCATGTCTGAGCGCTCCTGCTTCTGGAGCAGCTCAGACTTCTCCTTGGCAGCGGCTTCACTTTGGAGCTGCATCTGCTTCATCAGAGCATCGATCTTCGCCGACTGTCGCTTGATGGCAGGATCAGATGCAGGTGCGTTCTTCTGCACTCCATCTGGAGTCTCTTCCACGGTTTCTGTCGCAATCGGATTCAGAGAGGATTTGAACTTTACGAATTGCGCTTCAAGCTGCTTTTCTACCAGAGCGGTCAGGCGCGCCTCGAGCCGGCGCTCGCGCGACGTCAACGCGCCATTGAGTCCCGCGGCGGTCATGTATTGCGACTGCTGATCGGATGCTTGATCGGTTTTCTGATCAACGGTATCAACTGGTTTGACAGCAGGATCAGCCATCTATCATTCTCCTTCGTCTTCTATTGATGTAACTGGTAGCGCGACACATCTGCACGCGAAATCATCACCAGCATGATCATCTTCTCCATTGTCACTGTCACTTGCCGACAGTGGAGGATCATCCCAGTGTGCTCTCACTCCATCTAACGCTTCGTGCGCCGGGCGAACTTTGTCATCATGCAGCGATGACCACTCGTACTCTTCTACCCCAGCCGATTGCTGCGCAGATCGATTGAGTTGTCCGAACCCCCATGCGAACGCCATCGACGCTCGCACTAGCAGCGTTCCGACAACACCGCTCAGGCTCTCCTCGGCAGACTCCTCTGATATCTCATCTCCGTCGAGCAGCTCTTCGGCGCGATCTAGCAGATCAGCGGTTGCACCTGACGCTGCATCATTCAGACTACCGGTGAATGCATCGATCTCACCCGACAGATCAGGATCAAAATCACTTGGGTCAATCCCGAGAACACGTGCTATTTGAATCTGCACACTCTCGGCGGTATCTGCCGCAAGCGACTCGAAATGATCAGACAGAGCATCAATGTGATCTGATAACTTGTCATGAGCAGCATGAGCGGCGTGCAGGTCACCGGATGCTACCGCGCTGGCGATCGATCGAACAGCAGGAACGAATGCGGAGCTGAGAGCTGATCTGATCTTCTCTTCCGGTTCAATCGGATGTTTGATCTTCCCGCGCGCCGCTCGACGAGCCACTACTCTTTCCCGGTCGGATCTTGATCTTTCTGCTGCGCATGCATCTCGAGCGCGGCAGGATAGTCATTCGCGCTGACCGTTCCAACGTATGCCCGTGCCGGCTCGTTCAACCGCTTGTACGCGAGCGCTCGATGATGACCGTCGACGACCTTGTACTTCCCTCCATCCGGAGGGATCACGAGGATGATCGGTTTTTTGTCGTCGTCTTCGATTTTCTCTACGAATCGACCAACTTTCGCCTTGTGCGCAGTAGCTTTCCATTGCGCTGAGCCGGAGTAATCAATCTGATCGACGGGAACATTCTTTAGTTCCCACTCTGTATTCTTCACCCACTCGATCGCTTTTGGTTCGAAGTCGTCGACAAGCTGGGAATATACGGCGTCGACCGCTTCTGTCCCTTCGGCACCGTCATCCATTCCTGGCTCGGTGCTACCCGGAGTCGGCGCAGTCGTGCTCGCTTCAAGCTCTTCGTAGATCTTTTCTTTCTGCTTGTCGGTGAGGCCAGGAGTCAACTTTGTAACCAGATCGAGCTTGCGCAGCGCTTGCCAGGTCGGTGACGGAATACTGACCTTCTCCAGCTCTACCGCCTCGGCGACCAGGTCACCGGAGTTTGTCTCGGTATAGTTCTCGAGACCACTTGCTGACCAGATCTTGTCATGTTCATTGCGACCAGCAGCGATGGTTTGATAGATTGTCTGGGTCACCTCGCGGAAAATCCTGCCCAGCTCTCGCGACACAATCTCGCCAGCAGCTTGATCGATCTTCTTGGACTCACCACTGCGCTTGAGCGCAGCTCCTGAGTTATCGACCGACTGCGCCATCTGGTGTAGAACACGATGCATCTCGTCTCGTAGCTCAGCAAGATACGCTCGAGCCTCAGCGAACGGTGCAGAATCGGGACCGACGTAGCGAATCTGATCTCGCTCTGCGCCTACCCAGACTCGACCAGGTCCGAGCGTCTGGTTGACCGCCCTGTGCTGGTCATCGACTATCGGATTAAATCCATCCTTCGGATCTGGATTCTGCAGTGTAACAGCGACGATCTGAAACAGCGATCGGTATTGTCCCCACGACAATGCACTCAGCTTGTTGAAAAGCTCGACGGCGATGTTCTCCATCTTGCCGCCTGCCCACAACCCATCTGGGATCTTGAAATCGAGCAATGGCACTCGACCGAACGTGTGTTTCCCACTCTCGGTGCGAGTCGGCTTGTCCGAATCCCTCGGAGGTGCTTTCTCCTCATCATACTCCCAGGAATAGCGAGTCCACCCCACGCGATCGTATACGGTAAATGTCTCGACACACCACGTGCGTTTCGCGTCGACCGTTTTTCGAGGATGATCTTTGTCGTAGATCATCGCCCACGACAATTCATCGTCCTCGTCTCGCTCCCAATCGTATACAGATTCCGGATCTACCGAGCTGCAATATGCCCGCTTGTATTGACCGCCTGCCTCGAGTAATTCCTCTTCTGCCCTCGACGAGGGTTCAACTGGTAATCCATCACCATCGAGCGGCTTCGTAGGAAACTCAACCAGCAACCATGCACGTTTGAACAGCAACGCGTCGAGCACTACTCGACGAAGAGCTTCGTTGAACGTTACTGGCCGCGCACCTGGACGAGCAGAGTTACGGTAAAACTCGTCGTAAAACGGTTCGACTGATCCGTACTTCATGTCCTCGCCGGCACCGCCAGCGGTTACAACAACCGGATCAGAAAAAAGCGAACTAACGATGTAATCGACCAACTGTGATAGGTAATTCACGTAGCAGCTGCGCTTCACGCGCTCGTGGTAGATCTCCGGATCCTCGCCGAGATGAATCGGAAAAATCTCACCTCGTAGAGGACTGGGCGTATGCAACGTATCTTTGAGAGTCTTCGCCCCCTCGTAGAGAACTCTGATCTTGCACCAGTAGTCGCAGTCGTAGTGTCTATTGCGAGTAGTGGAGAGAGTTTTGTAGTCGATCATCTACACTCTCTCCTTTCAGAACGATCCATGCACCTTGCGGACTCCGCGCTCGATCGATGTCACTCGACGATCCACGGCATCGAACGCCCATGCAAGCGCATCAACCTGATCATCCTGAGCATCACCCTTGCCAGTGAATCTACTCACCTCATCGATGAAATCACGCACCCATGGATACTCAGTCTCGCTCCGCGGTACCAGTACACGATGGTCTCCCCATGCAGCTGACACCGGCAATGCCCGGGTGAATTTGTCTCCACGAGGATTTACTTCGACTACGCGCAATGCGCTAGTCTTGCTTTCTCGAGAAGCGCCGCCGATATCACGGAGTAACTGTGCGATCGCTTTGAATGCCCCCGCGGACTCAACAAAAATTGGACAGCGCCAATACTCCTGCACTGAGCGCA